CCGGCTGTAGCTGGTCGCCAGTCCTTCAGGCGCCCCCGCTACGGCACGCGGCCAGGAACCCTCAGCGGTCAGCAGGCCGCCCAGCTCTTCATCGGTGAAGTTGGTTCCGTCCGGCTTGATACCCGCGCCAGAAGTGGATGACGTATCACCCAGGTGAAAGCGCATCCGGTCCAGGTCAGTCGCCAGTGTGCCCAGATAGGTGAAGGTCATGTCAGTCCACCAGGTAAAGCCAGACATCGGCGCTGTCGCCGTCATTGGCTTGAGCAATCGTGACCTTAATCTGTTGGTTGACCACCGGCGGGAAGGTGTACTGTCCGGTCGCTGCGCCTGCCGCGTCATAGGACTGAACCATCAGCGGGTAATACCCGGTCGTTGCCCCGTTGGTCAGCACCAGGATATTCCGCGCCGGCACGCTGTTGGCTACAGTTGCTATGGTCAGGTCGGTGGTTGCCGCCGGCGGGCTGTCGTTATAGCGCACGTAAACGCCTAACACTAACCCGGTGAGATAAGCGTCACCCGTCCCGTTGTTGGTGGAGGTTCCGGCTCCCCCGGCACAAATGCCGGTGTTGATCGGCCCGATAACTCGCATGTAACCCTCCAAAAAGCCGGGGGTTTGTGGCCCCCGGCTCGTTAGCTTAGACCACCAGTTGAACGGCAACGCCCGCCAGGTCAGCGGCGGTGACTGCGTTCATGTTCCCATAGAGGACGCCCCGATCGTTCGCGTCCAGTTTGGTCGCGCCCAGGATCATGCAGTCCTTCAGCAGGATCTTGCGAGGTGCGCCCATCCCGGCGGGGATCACAAACCCGCTGGTGAGCGAGGTCGCGCTGTTGTTCAGGAACGTGCAGTTGTCAAACAGCGTATCCCGGTCAATCCCGGTAGCGTCTGCCACTTCGACAAAGCCCGCGCCCGCATTGCCCGCGCGGATACGAACCACGCAGTTTTTGAACATATTGCGGTGAGCTTCTCCGTCCATCAGGATACCCATCATGCCGTCGCCAGCATCAGCGGTATCAACCCCGATGGTGCAGTTCACGAAAGTATTTTCCTCAGCGCCGTCCAGCTTCAGCGAAGCGCCGCCGTCTACCGCCTGGGTAGCGTGTCCGCCCCCGGCAAAGTGGACGTTCTCAAAGTAGTTGCGCCCACCCGTCACCGAAACGTTGATCAGGCTGGTGGCATCCGCTACACCCTGGAAGATATACAGGTTTTTGAAGATGCAGCCCGACCCCGAAACGGTAATCAGCGGTGAGGCCGCGGTCAGGGTCGAAAGCTGGAAGATCCGCGCCCGCTGCCCGATCATGGTCGGAGCGCAAACCCCGATCAGGTGGGTGTAAGATTTCGCCCACGGCAGCGCGGCGGAGAGGGTCAGAGAGGACGACCCGGCGATGTAGAAAACCGTGTCGTTCTGGTTGGCGGTGCATTTGTTATAGGCCGCGAGCAGGGTCTTGACCGCATGGGCCGGGCTTAGGCCGTCATTGCCGTCGTTGCCATTGGCAGGATCGACAAAGTAGGCTTTGCTGTTGGCTCCAAACGGGATACCTGACACGACCGGCACGCCGCCCAGTTGAAAGAGCATATCGCTAACAGTAGTCATGTTTTACCTTTCAGGGGAGGCTGTTACGGCCTCCCCTCGTTGTTGTTAGCTTACCGAGTGCCCGTAAACCCACTTCCAATCGCTCCAGCCGTAGCTGTAGCGCATGTACCCACGATAGCGGGCAACCAGATTGAAGTCGGAGGACGGGTCAAGGGCGAATTCCAACGGTACGCGGTCGATCCACAGCAGGTGTTGTTTTGCCATGCGGCTGTCAACCAGGAACCAGTTGTTGGCATCGGTCAGGTAGTCCCAAACGATGACGTTTTTCAGGAACCCCTGCACGAAGTTCGCGGCGTAGTCAGCGGTGTTGGGCTTGTTCATGGTCCGCCAGATTTCAAAGGCGGTCTGTTCAAGCTCTGCCGGAACAATCAGCGTGTCGGGCATAACGCTCAGCAGTTCGCCCCGGTCGTCGGTGTACTCGCGCATAATGCGGCGGGTTGCGATCACGGCGTCATAGGACAGGGCCGAAGATCCGGCGTTGTCCTGGGTATCGCCCGCGTGGGTCGGGGCCAGCGGGTGAGCATCGGCGCAAAGCACCTGCCCATCTCCACCAACATAGCCGGAGGTGAAGGCGTTATTGAACACGCTCGCGGCGTGCTTCTCGCGGGTGCGGAAGGCAGACAGGGCCAGGGCTGCGGGGCGGGCGTTGATGACGTTGTACAGGTCATCATCGACGAGCTTCCGTTCCACGGTGAAACCCTTATCGAATTCTTTGTGGGTGAAGGTCGTCTTGTAGAGCTGGTCAAAGGTGTCGTAGTCAATCGCGCCCTTGTACTCGTCCCAGTCACCCATCCCGCCAACACCCAAGAATTCCTCGATGGACTTCTGGCTAGAAAGCTGGCGGAACAGCATCGGCGTCTTGGCTTCGGCAGCCAGGGCGCTCGCCTGGTCCATAAAGATACCGCGCAGACCGGGCAGAAGCAGGTAAGGCCATTGTTCACTAATTGCAGGCATCGTATCCTCCTAAGCTCAGCTCAGCGCGTTGCCAACGGTGGGAACACGGAAGGTTACATAACCCAGTACGTTTCCGTCGTCATCAGTGCCGGTTCTCACCAGGAGCATGCGCCCGTTGGTGATGTCATCGGCATCGATGGTGTTGCAGTCGGCGGTGTCCATTGTCTTGGTGTACAGGACAACGCCGGTTGTGGTGGTGGCGTCCATCGAGCAGCGCCAAAGCTGCGAGGAGGTCACGAGGGCAATCTTGCCGTAGGAAGCGCCGGCAACCGCCGGGGTAATCGCTTCCTGCATGATGCCCAGCACTTCCGTAGTCGTGCCGGTGACTTTATCGGCATAGCCGTCTGACTGCATCAGCACAGCGTCACCGATTGCGTAGGCGGTCGTCTCGCCCAGCAGTACGTCGATGATGACAGGTACGGCGTTCGAACCGTCCAGCATCCCCGCAAATTCAAATCCACGAGTAGCCATGTGTTAGGCTCCTTTACTCTTATATTTCGCGTATGCTTCGTCCGAGATGCCCATCTTTCGAGCGAATGCCTTTTCTTCCTCAGACAGCGCGGCGGGCTTGTCGCCTGGTCGCTCCCCACTTCCCGCCCCGGCGTTGAGGTCCGGCGCGGTGGGTTTTGTGGTCAGCGGGAGCCGGCCATCGTTCACCAGGGCCTGTACCGCTTCCTTGACGCCTGACACGCTGTCGCCGGTGACTTCGAATTGCAGCCCGTCAGCCTTCGCCAGGGCGTAAGCGTCCTGTGGTCGTTTGACGTTCAGTCCCGCAGCCTCAGCAATGAACGTGGCCTTGACCATGCGCTCCTGAGCGGTTTGTAAAGCGGCCTGTCGTTCTGTTTCCGCTTTGGTGGCGCGTTCGTTGGCCTTTTGCAGTTCCGACTTTTGCTTTTCCTCATACTCAGCCCAGGCTTGCGCCTTGGCTTTGAGGTCGTCATAATCGGCGTACTGCGCCTTGGTGCGCCCCAGGCGTTCCTTGATCAGCGCGTCCACTTCTGCCTGTGTAAAGGTTCTGTCGCCCCCGCCCTGTTCACCGGCGGGCTTGCCGTCATTGGGGTTCTCGGTTTTCTCAGCCATTGGTCAGTCTCCCAGGTTGAACCGTGCCTGTCACGTGTTGTAAATCGTGGCGCTGTGGGCGTTTGCTTCGTTCTCAATCACGATTGCGTCCCCACTTGCACCGCAAAAAGCGCAGCCCTTCGTGTCTGCCCGGTCGGGTGATTGAACCTGCCACTGGATGCCGCATACCCGGCAGTGAGCCACTAACCCGGTTTGGGTTCTGGCGCTACTGCTAGGTAAGTGCATGTCGGTAGGTTCTGCCATCGTCTCGGCTCCAAAACGCAAAAAGGCCCCTGATCGTCTGATCAGGGGCCTAAAAGGGCGCTGTCGTTTCCGGTTCTGCCGGGGCCTGTCACCAGGCGCGGGCTATTCGGTTGGGTGTATTATAACATAACGGCGTAATGATTACAACTATCAAATCAGGCGCGATACACCCGCCCTTCGTTGGTTTCGGGGTTATAATAGAGCGATTGCCCGGTGTTGACACATACCCCATAGTGCGTGTAAGTGCGCGGCGTTTCGATGATAGGCGCGTTCAACTTTATAAAATTGATCTTGTGGTGTTTGCGGCATAGCGGGCAGTCGATGATTTGTGTCATGGAGGCCTCATGGATATAACGGCGTTTGTAATCATTCTGGTGGCGGTGCTGTTGTACTTCATCCGCAAGCGGGAAAAGAAGTCACTCGGCGCGGCGTTCTGGCTGTTGGGCGTGGGTATGGGACTGCTTGCCGGCGCGGTGTGGATGCTTGTGCTTTTTGAGTACTAGCGCAGGTCCACGCCGAACAGGATATACAGCCCGGCCATGTGCGGGTATCGCTTGACGATTGCACGCACGACCAATATCACCCCGCGCCGGATTTCGCGCCAGGTTTGCAGGTCGGTTTCTGCCAGGTCACTCGTAGCGGGTGAACAGGATGCAGTCGCGTCCAATCCATACCTCCATCCAGCCTGTCGCAAGTATCGGGTTAGGTAACGGCATCGTCTCAGGGTAAAAGTAGCCTTCCCTGATGTACGTTCCCACGGCCTCATAGTGCCCGTCCACGTAGGTGAGAGACAGGGCGCTTTTGATGTCCAGGATCAACCGGGCGCTTGTTGGTAGAATAATCGTGCGGTTCTGCCCCAGCTCGAAATCTTCACCGGAATAGTAAGCGCCTCTGGCAGTCACGATCACGTCCTGCCCGTAGTGGTCAGGGCGCACAACCGGGCCGTCCATCACCAGCGGGGTAAAGAGCATGTAAGCGGCAAGCATCAAAGCAGGCATTACCAATCTCCTGATAGGGTATACGAACCGTCAGCCTCAGCGCGGCGGTACTCAAAATGGCATTGGCAGTTCACGCGGCAGATAGACGCGCCGATCCTTGGCAGCGTGCCAATCGGCCTCCATCCCCACCCGGCCCACTCCGCGCAGTCGGGGCATGATTCCTTTGCCGTGGTGACGCGCCTTTCTTCCGTCATGAGGTTGCTCGTCTCCTGGTAGCGGCGGCGCTCCTGCTCAAAGGTTGCGGCTGCGGCATCCCCGTACATCTCGGCGCGTACCAGGAACCGCCCGTTTAGCGGCTGTTCCCCGGTTGAAATCTGGCGGGCGAAGTTGTCAAGGAATTCGTACTGCTTGCGTACCTGCGAGCCAACATAGCCCCAATCGCTCTGGCTCATCTGCGCCCATCCACCCTTGGCGGCGGCTGCGGCTGCGCCGTGAGCGGTCTTGATCTCCTGCGCCATCTGCGCCCGCCATTCGGTGAGGTTGATCTGCCCGGCCTGTAATCGCTCTGAGATTACGCGCATGTTGGCGCTGGATTGCTCCTGCACCTTGCCTAACTCATCCTTGACGGCGCGGAACGCAACATACTTCCCGGTCTTGGTGTCCGCATACCTGCCGGCGCGGGCGTCCCAGGTATAGCCGGGGGTCAGCTTACTCGTTTGTCGTGGTTGTTGCGCCATTATCCGGCTCCGCGTCCATCAGTCGGGCAAGTTTGCGGCTGGCCTGTCTCACCGCCGCCTTTGCAAGCTCTATGTCCTGGTCGGTGAAGGCGCTGAGGGTATCAAGCTCCTCTGCCGTCCAGGCGGTATAACTCAGGTCGGGTTTGCGCTCAGGTTCGCTCATTGTTCTGGCAGTCCCCGGTAATACGCGGCGATTTCGTCATCAGACGCGCCCCGCCGTCTCAGGATAGCCTCGGTCATCTGCCCGCCGTTGGATGCAGCCTGCGCCAGGTCGTAGGTTTCGCGCTCCTGCCTGGTGCGGTACTCCTCGGTCTGCTTGAACTTTTCAATCTGGTCGCGGCTGTAACCCATCTCGCTCCACAAGACTTCCTGTGGCACGCCCATATCCTTTTTGATCTTTAGCTCCTGCAAGTGTCCCAAATCGTCCCGCGTTTCGGGGTCTAACCACTGTGTATCCACATGCGCGGTCACGTCCAGGGTCTTGCCGGTCCCGTAGGCGTTCCAGATTTTCGCGGCGAGAATGATTGCATCCTCCCACGAGTTACCGAAGCCAACCTGCCTATTTTTGGCGCGTGATACTAACCCGCTTTCCTGCTGCTTGAGGCTCTCGCCGGATGCAACCTGCCGGGTAAGCTGGAAGAAGGATAGCGGCGTGCGCGATACCTTAGCAATCTCCGCCATGAAGCTGTCCTTGAACTCGATCATTTTGGTGAGATCCTCACCCGGTATGGCGTTGATCGAACCCTCAGACGGCGGCACTTCCATCCACACCCACGAGCCGGGAACCACGTCCAGATTGCCAGGGTTAGCGCCGATCATCGTGTAAACCCTGAACGCGGTAGTATCAGCCGCCGCCAGCAGGTCAATAATCGATTTGTTCAAGGCGTTTTGCAGCGGGATGACGTCGGCCAGTTCGCTGCGCCCGTAGTTGTAGCCAAGCGGTTTGTTGCGGAAGTGGATGACGGGCAGCGCATCGGCCCACCACTGTTCCGTGGTAATCAGTTCCCAGCCCGCCTCGCTCTGCTTGAACTTGTCAACGTGATTGGCATAGTAGATGTTCAGGTATCGCCCATCATCCCCCGCCCACACCTTTGACGCGCACACCGGGCGGCGGTCCTTGCCGTACCAGACCTCTGTGCCCTCCTGCCCGTCCCAGGCCAGTTCAAAGCGCAGCTCCGGCCGTTGGTTAATTGCGTCCCACGAGCCGATCAGGTAGGCGTCACCGTCACGAATGGAGCTAACATGGACGTTCCCCTGCTCATCGTCCATGCGGTTAGCCTTCCACCATTCCCAGGCCATCCGCGCAAGCTCATCGCTGTCACTGGTGAACCCGGTCACGCTCAGGCGTTCCGCCAGGGCATCGACCACGACCGGACAGGCGTTATCGTTGAACTCCTGCCCGGTTTTGACCTGCAGGTATTGTTTCTGCCGCGCCGATAACTGGCTGGCGTGCCGGCCCTCGTAGTAATCGCGGGCGGTTGCCCGGCGTGAGCAGCGTTCCGGCGTTGCGGTGACGATCTCTAAAATATCAGGCATAGCGTTTCACTCCTGGTTTACCTTTGCCGATGTTCTCCAACAATTCAGTCGCGGCCCACACCAGCGCGTCCATTCGGTTGGGGGATGGATCACCGGGAACCCATAGACACATCTCATTTTCAAGCGCGGAGAATATTCCCACGTGATGCCCGCGCCCCTGCTCGTAGACTGCGCTAATCGGTTCAGCGCGTGTCTGCTTGCCCCGGCTGGCATGGACTAGCTTAATGGGGATGTTCTTCGCCTCCGGTATCGTGCGCAGCGTAACGGCAACCATCTCCCCGCCCTGGTTGGCTTCCGCCACAATACAATCCGCCTTGGCGCGGAAGTATGCCGTGATTGCCGCCCGCGCCCATTCCACCGGCGAACCCTGGATACTGTCATCTGCAATTACCCACAGGTCAGGCTTTACCGTCCCGGTTGCGCCCATCGTGATGATTCCTGCCTCATCCCCGGTTGACGTTGCACTTGGGTCAATAGCAACCACTACCCGCGCCATATCGGGAGCCTGGACAACCCGCGTCTTGTCGATGGTGGCATGGGACCACAACGCCCCAGGCGCTTCGTCCACGTCCTCCGCCAGGACTTCCATTCGGTAGGCCAGCGCCGTCATATCGCTGGTGATGTCCTCTAGCGCCTCTTTCGATAGGTGCGGGTTATCGTGGCTCGTGAAGTTGAACGTCGCCCATCTACCGGATTTGTCGGCACTAGCCTTTTTGTACAGCCGCGCTGCGTGCTGAGGATCACGCGCCTTTGATACGCTCCGGCTCTGTAAGCTCGGCGGCGTATAAATAAAGATCGCGTCTCCGTTGTGGTCCAGCATCATCGGCGCTCCCACCGTCTCCCAGGCGTCCTCATCCATCAACTGCCATTCGTCAAAGATCAGCACATCGGCGTAATCGCCGCGCAGTGTATCGGCGTTCCATGCCGTTTTGGCCTTGATCCTCTGCTCGGTCCCCCGGTACTCAACCACGTGTTCTGTCTCGTTTTTGTAGAACACCCCGCCCCGTATCGGTTCATCCAGGGACCGTGTTACCGTCATCCAAAAGCGGTTGATCTGCTCTGCCGTTGGTGTGGCGTAGAGTACGCGCTTGCCCGCCAGGAAGCATTGAACCGCAAAGATCGAGATACCCACCGTCTTGCCACCGCGTCTCCCCGCCCTGATGACCTTACGCTTTGCCGGGCTTGCGATAAACTCAGCCTGTCTCGCGTGCGGTCTTGGCAGGTGGACGGTGTACTCACCCGCCGCCAGGTTTGTCGTCATACACGACCTTTAGCGTCACCGGCCCGCCGTCCGCGCCGGTGTGCTCCTGACGCTCGACGTAGCCGCGATCCTTCCCTTCCTTCGACTTCGTTAGCTGGAACTGGATAGCCCACGGCTCATTGTTCGCCAGGGCCTTGTCTAGTCCGACAAGGGCAACGTCAGTGCGTCTGCCCCGGTATTTGGTGAGAATATCCCCGACCGCTTGCACCTCTTTTGCTCTGCGCTCAATCGTCTTGTATGAGCACCCGATCAGTTCAGCCGCAAGGAATACGCCACCATGCGTTTTTTCCAACGCCTCGATAATCTGTTCGGTGGTGTATTGAACTCCGCTAGACATTTGGACATCACTCCATCAAAACAGGTGTTTTGCCGGTCATGGTTGACCAGCGTTCGAGGGTTACGGCCAAAAAGCGCGGATCTAACTCCATTCCTCTAAACTTCTTGCTTACTTGTTCGCAAGCAATTAGAGCTGAGCCACTGCCCGAAAATGGGTCATAAACCACATTTGCTAAATCGTTCACATCCAAAATGGTTTGTAATAAGTCGACTGGTTTTTCTGTCGGGTGGTTCACGTTGCCAGTTCGGGCGCATTGGATAACATTCCCCTGCGCTTTGTGCGGGTCAAACGGTTGGGTTACTTTCATGCCGCATAAAACTAACTCGTGCTGCGAACGCCACCCGCGCCCCATTCCGGGTGTTCCCTTATCCCAAACAATCATATTCCGCACGCCGTACCCACTCGATTCGGCGCAATCAAACAAATTAACCCACATGCGCCAATCGGTAAAAACATAGATAATCCCAGGGTTAGCAACTCCTAAAACAGACTTTATTAAGGCTGTATATCCCCGCGTTGATAAAGTGTCGTTGGCAATCATCTCATCGCCGCGCGTTCCTATGCTTCCTGATTTTTTACCCGCCTCCTGAAAACCACCCGAGCAATAAGGCGGGTCGGTTAGCATCATTTCTACGCGCTCGCCATCCATTAGTCGTTTGAACGCTTCGGGAGTTGTGCAATCCCCGCATATCAGCCGATGCTCGCCCAACTGCCACAACTGGCCCAACTCAACGCCCCACTTGACGCGCAGTTCCTCAGCCTTGTCTACCTGCGCCCCAGGATCTTCGCCCTTCGGCTCTTTGCCGTATTCCAACTTCTCACGCTCGGCAAGGTCCGCCATCATCTGCTGCACGCGCTCATCGTCGCTCTGCACCTGCCGCATGAGGTCGTCTAGCTTCTGTTTGTCCGTTGCCGCCATCGCCGCGGTTGGGTCAAGGGTCAGCAGGGCTTCTGCTTCCTCCTCCTCGGTCAGTTCCACGTACTCGACCGGGATAGTCTCAACGCCTGAGCGCATCGCCAGGGTCACGCGCAAATGCCCATCGACCACGCAGCCTGTGACCTTGTTCACTGTCACCGACCGGATAAAGCCAATATCGTCAATCGAACCCGCGAGGGCTTGCTGCTGGTTGTCAGGGTGCAGCCTAAAGTTTTTGGGGTTGGCTAGAAGCTGGTCAACCGCTTCATCGCCATGCCCAACAATTCGATTGCGGAAAGGCTTTGCCAATTTTGCCGGTTTACCCACTCACCGCCTCCGTCATCGCCGTTGTGCTAATCGCTGTCCATCCTCCGGCGTGCCTGCCCCAGTTGTAATCACCGCCGGCCTTCTGCTCTAAAATCTCGATGACTGTGCCGGGTTTCAGGAACCCCACGATTTTCGCTGTCTTGTTCGGCTCTGCCCTGACGTTCAGCCCCAACGCAGATGTGATGCGCACGCGCAAAACCACCGGCTCAGGCTGCGGCTCCGGTTCTGGCTCAGGCTCATCAGGAATAACTACCGGGTTTGACGGCTGGAAGTTCAGCCATGAGTACAGCGCGTCAGGCGTGCCTTTGTAGAAGTTCAGGTCACAAGCGCCGGAACAGCCAGGCAGAACGAAGGACGCCGACCACTGCAAGAACCTCCAATCCGCCCAGCCCGGCGTCGAAACGCGCATAGACAGGCCAGGGATGATGTTCTTGATCAGGTGCGCCCACGAGCAGGTCGTCGGCTGGTTGTAGCTCCACTGCGCCATCCACAGGTTATACCCCGCACCTGGTGCGCCTACCCTCTCGCGCAGCTTG